AGGAAATGCAAATACTGGTTCACCAACAGGATTTCCAGGAGGAACGTATGGTGGTGGTGGTGGAGGCGGCTTATCAGCTGTGCCTGGTGGCACTGGTGCCGCAGGTGTTGTAGTCGTAGAATACTAAGAATAAAACAAAGAGGAAATAAATTATGAGTTCAGTAGTCATAGCAGGAAATACATCGGGATCAGTTACACTAGACGCCCCAGCGATAGCGGGTACAACGGTATTAACCCTGCCAGCCGTATCGGGCACTGTGCTTACAACAGCGTCAACCACAGGCATAAGTGGTTCAGCGATTACAACAGGTACAGTCGGCGTTTCAGTCGGTGGTACAGGGGCTAATACTCTAACTGCTAATAACGTCATCTTAGGTAACGGCACATCTGCGGTTCAATTCGTAGCACCTGGTGCAAACGGCAACTTACTCACATCAAACGGCACGACTTGGACTTCTGCTGCAGCTCCTGCTGGTGGCGTTACTTCTCTTAATGGTCAAACTGGTGCAATTACAGACACTAATTATGGTGCAATAGGAAGTTATGTTATTGCGGCTGAAAATGATTTTACTAGTTTGCAAGAACGATTGCCAGATGTTACTGTTGCTGGAAGCACATTAATTAGAACTAATTTGAATTCATCAACCCAACCATATGGTATAAATGGCTTTCAAACTACTGGTATAAATAATGTTAGTAATACTAATTTGGGATTTAGCGGAACATGGAGAAGATTAACTCGTAGTAATAATGCTAGTGGTGGCACATCATCAGCTTTTAACTTATATGTAAGAGTATCTTAAAGGAAAATATAAGAATTATAAACAAGTAAAAAATCCAATTTGGGCAAACGCAGAACACACAGTTATTAATTGTGAAGTAGATTTTGATGACTTAAAAGAAAAAGTTGTGCCATTTAGTGCTGACCTTAATGATACTTATGCTCATACAAAACAAATATTTGATGAATGTGTAGAAGGTAAATGGGGAACTATTGCTGAATATGTGTCTTATGTTCCAACTCAAGAAGAATTAGCTGAACAAATAAGATTTCAAAGAAATGCTTTATTACAAGAATTAGATAGTATTGTAGGTAACCCATTACGCTGGGCATCATTCAGTTCTGAACAACAAACAGCATGGGCTGATTATAGACAAGCATTATTAGATGTGCCACAACAACCAAGCTTCCCTAATACAATTAATTGGCCGACCAAACCAACACTATAAAACAAGGAGAAACAAAATGGCAAAGAAAGCATTAATATCAACAGTTGAACCTAGAGAATCAGGTTACAGAGTAGCTCAAGTAGAGGACGCGGCGAATACATTTGAAGTGGGTGCTGGCCTTATGTGGGTGGACTGTGCTGACGATGTAGTAGCAGATCAATTCTGGTATGACCCAAGTGACGAGCTTATCAAAGCAAACCCAATCGTGGTCGAAGCAGCACCAGAAGTTATTGCGCCTACAAAAGAAGAGCTCATGGCTCAACTACAAGCTTTACAAGCACAAATTACAGCACTGTAAAAAAATTAAAAACGAAATAATTAGGAGTAAAACATGCCAGCAATAGTTAACGGTACCGACGGAATAACCTTTCCAACCTGGACAACAGGTACGCGTCCAGCGACGCCTGCTACAGGCCAAGCAGGGTTTAATACAACCATAGGTGCGATGGAGACCTACAACGGTACAACTTGGTCAACATCTGACTTACCTGCACCAAGTACAGCTGGTAACTTCCTACAATCCACAGGTACAGCTTGGACAAGTGCTACAACACTAGGTGTTGCTAACGGCGGTACAGGTCTAACGACAACAACTACGGCTTACGGTGTTCTAGCAGCAGGCACAACTGCAACAGGTGCATTACAAAACATTGGTACAGGTACAGCTTCTCAAGTTCTAACATCTAATGGTCCAGGAGTCCTTCCTTCATTCCAAGCTGCAGCTGCTGGTGGTTTCTCAAACATGACTGTATTCACTTCACCTGGTACATTTACAACCCCTCTCAACTACTAAAATTAAAGTGACTGTTGTGGGTGGCGGCGCTGGAGGTGGTGGTGGAAATTCAGCTTCAGGTTCTGGCGGTGGTGGCGGTGCTGCTATTTATGTTGGTCCTGTAACTGCTTCAACGCCTTATGCTGTAACTGTAGGAAGTGGAGGTTCAGCAGGTCCAAATGCAAATGTGGGAGGAGCAGGAGGAACTTCATCATTTGGAGCTTTAGCTTCTGCTACTGGTGGTAGTGGTGGTGTTGTTGGTAGTGGTGGAAGTGTTGGCGGATCTGGTTCTGCAGGAACATTACAAGTTAAGGGCGGTGATGGATCACCAGCACCTGGTACCGCTGCTTCAGTTGGTGGACCTTCATTGTTAGGAGGAGGCGGAGCGAATACTTCTATTGGTTCAAGAGCAGGGGGAAATTACGGTGGTGGAGGAAGTGCTGGTTTTTCAGCACCACAGGTTGGAGCGGCAGGCGCTGGCGGCGTTGTAATCGTAGAATTCTAAAATGAAAATCCTAGTTGGCGTCTTAATTACACTTTGTCTTATTTGGTGTGTACATCATTTAGGAATGTAGAATGAATATGGAAAAAATAACATCTATGTTGTTCCCAGTCATTGTCTCAGCGATTGCTTGGATGATTTCATCTGTAACTTCTATGCAAAACGACCTGATTGATATTAAAGCTAAAATGCCTATTCTTATTACAGAACAAGGTGTACCAACTGACAGCCCAATATCAGCTGAGCATCGAGGTAAACTTAAAGAAGAATTAAGAGCGCAGATCTCAGAACTTAATGTACGTATTCGTATTTTAGAAGAACATGACATGCAAAGACGGGGCAAATAATGCTAACCCTTGTCTCATCACTTCTATCTTTTTTATCTGGTGGCTTACCTAATATACTTAATTTCTTTCAAGACAGATCAGATAAAAAACATGAACTTCAAATGGCTCAGCTTCAAACAGAGCGTGAGCTACAAATGGCTGAAAAAGGTTTTATTGCCCAAGCTAAAGTAGAAGAGATCCATTTAGAACAAGCACAAGTCGAAGCACAACTAAGTGAAAGACAAGCACTTTACAACCACGACATAGAAATATCTAAAGGTGCTAGTCGTTGGGTGATTAACATTAGATCTTTAGTTAGACCTGTGATTACCTATGGTCTTTTTGGTTTACTTGTATTCGTAGAAATATTTGGTTTCTTTTATGCGATCCGCACAGGTGTAGATTTCCAAGTAGCTATGAATATTTTATGGGATGATGAAACTCAAATCATTTGGTCTTCAGTCGTATCTTTTTGGTTTGGTACTCAAGCCTTTAAGAAATGAAACTAAGTGCTGAAGGAATCAATCTTATTAAACGATTTGAAGGTGTGCGTAATCGCCCCTATCGTTGTAGTGCTGGGCTTTGGACTGTTGGTGTGGGTCATCTTATCGGCGACGGTAAATCATTGCCTGAATCTTGGAATAGAACTTTTACGAAAGAAGAAATAGATGCGCTCCTTATACGGGATCTCAGTCGATTTGAGCGAGGAGTTGGAATGTACATTAAGGTGCCTCTTCGACAATGTGAGTACAACGCTTTGTGTTCTTTTGCTTTTAACCTTGGCTTGGGTACACTACAGAGGTCAACACTCCGTCAAAAGCTTAATCGAAACGATAAAGAAGGCGCTGCTAAAGAAATACTAAAATACTGCAGGGCTGGTGGTAAAATAATTAAAGGGCTTCAAATAAGACGTGAAGCTGAATATAGAATGTTTTTAGGGTAACCATGCCATTAAGTAAACTTATATTTAAACCAGGTGTCAACCGTGACCAAACAGATTATGCGTCTGAGGGTGGCTGGTATGACATGGATAAAGTTCGCTTCCGTTCAGGGTTCCCTGAAAAACTTGGTGGCTGGACAGTTAAAACTTTTGATCAGTATGTAGGTTCTGCACGAAGTATATTTACTTGGACTACGACAGACGGAGGACGCTTGGTAGCAGTAGGTACCAATGAAAAAATCTATGTCAATGCAGCAACTTCACTTTACGACATCACACCTCTTCGTATTACTTATACTACTGCGTCAACACCTTCCTCAGATAATTGTTTTAGAACAACCGCGGGTTCTAATTTAGTTGAAATCTTAAATATTACTTCAGGTATTGAAGATGGTGAATGGGTAACTTTTAGCGGCGTTGTAAATGCTATTGGTGGTATTCCTGCGGCTGAGTTTAACGACGAATTTCAAATTGACGTCATTAGTGGCACACCTTATATTACACTTCCAACAACAGCAACATCATCTGCCACATCTACAGGCAACACAAACATTACAGCAGAATTCCAAATCAATATTGGTAATTCAATTACTACACTAGGTTATGGTTGGGGTGCTGGTGTTTGGTCTCGTGGTACTTGGGGTTCAGGTTCTATACTTCCTATATTTTTCTATCCCAGACTAGAGTTTTTTGATAACTTTAATAATGATTTGACCTTTAATATTTTTGGTAGTGATCTTTATTACTGGGCGTATGACCCTACATTTACAACAAGAGCTATAAAACTATCTGCAGTTCCTGGTGCTGTAGCCGTTCCTCAACAAGTGACTATCAGTTTATTTGCAGCATCAGGTCATTACGTAGCTTTAGGCTGTACTAATTATGATGCAACTGCTCCTGCTCCGAATTACTTAGGTACATATGATCCACTACTTATTCGTTGGGCAAACGTTGACCCTGATATTGGTCCTGAACCTGAAAACTGGAAACCGGAACTTACTAATACAGCGGGTTTTCTACGCTTACAAGCAGGTTCACGTATTGTAGCGGCGATTAACTCTCGCCAAGAAATGCTCATATGGACTGATACTGCGTTAACTTCTATGCAATTTTTAGGTACACAAGAAGTCTTTGGATTGCAACAACTATCAGCTAATATATCTATTGTAGGTCCTAACGCGGTAGTCGGCATTAATAACGTAGTTTACTGGATGGGACGAGATAAGTTCTTTACCTACTCAGGCCGTGTCGATGCATTACCTTGTACACTACGTCAATATGTATTTGGCGATATCAACTACGGACAAAGTCAGATTTTCTTTGCAGGAACTAATAATGAATTTAACGAGATTGTTTGGTTCTACTGCTCAGCTAATGCAACAGAAATTGATCGCTATGTTATTTACAACTACAATGAAAATATTTGGTATTACGGCAATTTAGAAAGAACTGCTTGGGCGGATGCTGGGGATTTAACTAAACCAATTGCATTTGATAATGGCTGGATTTATAACCATGAAACTGGTACAGACGACGGACAACCCAACGGCTTACCTCCATTACCTTTGGCAGCTTACATTCAGTCTGCTGACGTTGACATTGATGACGGAGATAAATACATGTTAATACGTCGTGTTATTCCTGACGTTAATTTCAGAGGATCAGAACAAACTAATCCTGTCACGGGTGCTACAAACACTATTCAGTCAGTCATCACTGTAGGTGTGCGTAATTTCCCAGGTGCTACAAGTGCAACAACTAACGCATCAGGTGTAACTACAGCTCGAAATGTAACCACAGCAACAGCAACAGTTGACCAGTATACGAACCAAGTATTTATTCGTGCACGTGGTCGTCAGATGAACTTTAGAATTGAGTCTAACGATGTAGGTACACAATGGCAACTAGGTATGCCTCGTGTTGATGCACGTCCAGACGGAAAGAGAAATTAATGACTGATATTGTTATAAGAGCTACAAAAGCTCCGGCACTGGCCTTAAGTCCAATTAATTTTTCTCAACAACACTTTGACTTATATAGTCAACAACTTCGTGTTTATTTTAATACGCTAGATTCTTTTACTGCTAATTTAAGTACTACTGCTGGGGGTTCTAGTTTAAGTTTTCCGCATATTGCAGCATCAGATTCAACAGATCAAATAGCGTCTGGCAATGATACACCTACTATTGTTAAGTGGAATACATTAGATTCAGGATTAGGTTGGACATTAAATGCACCAGGTTCAGCTGTGGCGGGATACTCAGGTATATATAAAATTACTTATAGTTTGCAGTTTGTAAACACAGATAACACTATACACAATGCAGTAGTATGGATGAAAGTAAATAATGTTGACGTACCTAATTCATCTACTGAGTTTAGTATTCCGGCTCGTAAAAGTGCAGGGGTGCCTAGCTATGTTGCAGGATATTCTGAAATTACTTTTACAGTAGAGGCGGGAGATGAGATTGAGCTTTATTGGGCAACTAATTTAGCAGGTAATCCTACAACGCCTATAGCGGGTGTTTATATTTTTCATGACGCTGCACAGACTGTGCCTTATGCTAGACCTGCAATTCCGTCTGCAATCGGCTCAATTACCTTTGTTTCTAGAACATAACTATGATATTATTAGATTAATTAAGGACTTTTCAATATGACAACTCACCACACAGCACAAGGTTTAGCATCCCTAGGTAGACATGGCGACACAATGCTCGTCCATATGAGTCCGCACGAAGTTGCTGGCTTAAACTATTTAGCCAAAAAACAAGGTACTAAACTTACTATTAACCCAGATACAGGCCTTCCTGAAGCGTTTAGTTTAGGTGGATTATTTGGTTCTATTTTACCTATGTTCGCTGGAGCTATGTTCCCAGGTGCTGGTTTTGCTATGCAACCTTTATTAGCTGGTGCTTTAACGGGCGGCGTTCTTGCTAAAGTTCAAGGTAAAGATCCATTAATGGGCGGTCTTATGGGCGGATTAGGTGGTATAAGCGGATCTAATTTAGCACAAGGTTTAGGTGGTGCTGCCTCAAATGTCGCAGCGGGCGGAAGTACCCCTTATAGTTTAGCAGGTGGATATGTAGATCCTTCTACTGTAGGCGCTATGGTAGGACCTCAAGCACCGGGTGCAACTTTAGCTAATACAGGTCTGCAGTCAAGTCAATCTATGATGATGAGCCCTGTTGTTAGAAACGCTGTACAAGCTACACAACAAGCAGGTGGAATTCTTCCTAATACAGGTTCTTTTTTAGATAAAGAACTTACAGCGTTATCTAACGCAGGTAGAGGTGCAGGTAATCTTGTGACAGGTCAACCAGGTGCATGGGAAGGATTTAAAAATGCATTTATTGATCCTAAAACTGGAGCTGGCGCATTAACTAATACTCAAGCTGCTTTAAAAATCGGTATGCCAGTAGGTGGCGCATTATTAGGCGGTTTAGAACCTTCTGATATTTATGGCGAACCTATGAAACCTAGCGATAAAGATAGATACGATCCGTATTCAAGATTAAATTTAGGTAATGATACAGGCCTTCGATTAGTTGCTGAAGGTGGTTATATTAATAGCAAAGATTATGCATTGGGTGGCACAGTCACTACAGGCGGCTTAAAAGACTTATATGCTACAACGGATTCACCTACTAACCCACAATTAAGTCGTGATGGTTATGGCGTAGGTAGATTAGAAAATTTAGCTAGACAACAAGCAATGACTCAAGCTCAAACTACAGGTTATGCAATGGGTGGCCCAGTAAGTTTTGCTGATGGTGGTGATGCTATGAAATTAACAGACGAGATTACACCTGTTGATCAAGGTATGGGACTTAGTTCATTAATGCCTCCAGCAACTACACCTCCAGCTCCAGGTCAAGCAATGCCTACTGGTCAAGTACAAAATGCAGCACAAGCCTTATCAGGACAAGCTAGTTCAGAAGGTAGTATCATTGCACAAGTTGCAAACAATTTAAGAACTGATCCTAACTACGCACCTAAAAATCCTATTGAAGCTTCGATTGTTAAACAACTTAAAGGCAACGATCAAACTCAACAAGGTCAAGGTTTAGGTTCATTAGGTGCACAACCTTCACAACCAATGGCACCAACTTTTAATCCTTCCGTAGCTATGGGTCCTACTTATTACGCTGGTATAAATGCACCTAGAGGTATGGCACAAGGCGGCTACTTAAATGGTGATGGTGATGGTATGTCAGATTCAATACCTGCTACAATAGAAGGTAAACAACCAGCTCGTTTAGCCGATGGTGAATTTGTGATTCCAGCAGATGTGGTTAGTCATTTAGGTAATGGCTCATCTAAAGCTGGATCAAAAAGATTATATGCAATGTTAGATAAAGTAAGACATGCGCGCACAGGAAATAAAAAACAAGGTAAAGAAATTAAACCTGAAAAATACATGCCTGCATGATTAAAGTAGAATTAGTAGCGCCTGATTATGTATATCAGGTTTGGGACGATGTCAAAGATTATTTAGATGCCTCCATCAAAACTGGAACAGGCACATGCACATTAGACCAATTAAAATTATTATTAGCAAAAAATTATCAGACTCTTATAGTGGGAGTTAATGAGCACAATATAATTAAAGGGGCTATGACGGTTGAGATTATTAACTACCCTAATGCTCGTACATTATTTATTACAGCACTTGGTGGTATTGGTGTAGTATCAGAAGAAATTTGGAAGCAAGTAGAAGACTGGGCAAGATTACAAGGTGTTACAAAAATAAGTGCATGGTGTGAAGAAGCTCAAGCAAGGTTATACAAACAAAAAGCAGGTTTCAATACTATTAGATTTGTTGTGGAGAAAGATTTATGAAATTATTTAATTTGTTTAATTGGGTTACTAACCTAGTAGAAGCATTTACATTCTATGGTTCAGGTGGTGGATCAGGTGGAGGCTCACAAACTTCTACTTCTTATTCTACTAACTTACCTGAATATGCTAAGCCATACTATGAAGAGCTTTTAAAACAAACTGGTAAAGCAGTCTATACCACAGGCCCTACAGGTGAGGTTACTGGTGTTAAGGGTATGCCTACTTATACAGGCGAAAGAGTAGCAGGATTTACTCCAGAACAATTAAAAGTTCAGTCTGATGTAGCAGCTATGACAAGACCAGGTGGTTTTGGTGCAGCAACGTCAGGACTTAGTACAGGTCAAACTATGGGGTTCGGCGCAGGTGCTGCTGGATTAGGTCAAGCATTTGGATATACACCTACAGCTATATCTGGCGGTACATTTACACCAGGTGCTGCTGCGTATTATTCTTCTCCATATCAAACTGCCGTTACAGATATCGCAGTGCGCGAAGCTGAAAAACAAAGAGACTTAGCTAAATCTGCCGGTGCATTAGGTGCTATCGGTCGTGGTACATTTGGTGGTGCACGTCAAGCTTTATTACAAGCTGAACAAGGTAGAAACGCTGCACAACAAATAGGAGATATTAGAGCTAAAGGTGCGGAACAAGGTTATTTAAATGCTCAACAACAATTCCAAGCTGACCAAGCTAGAAGAATGCAAGCAGAGCAACTTAATCAACAAGCACAACAATATGCTGCAGGTCTTGGTAAAGACATTGGTCTTGCAGGACTTACTACAGGTATTGAGGCTTCTGCTAAACAAGCAGCTGCAGCTGCAGCACAACAAACTGCTGATCTAGAAAGATTAAAAGCACAAGCAGCTACCGGTGCTGAAAAACAAGCTTACGAACAAAAAATTGCTGATCTTAAATATCAAACCTTTATGGATCAACAGAACTATCAAAAACAACAACTTGAATATCTCAGTAATATTCTCCGTGGTAATGCAGCAGCTCTTGGTTCTACTCAAGTGCAATACACCCCTGCACCTTCTACTGTTTCGCAAATCGGTGGTTTAGGCTTAGCTGGACTTGGTTTAATGAAAGCTTTAGGTTAAGGATAACATATGAACATTGTTAAATTACAAAACGAATTAAAGAACGTTCCAGACCAAGCACTGATTGGTTATGTTCAAAATCCTACGGGTCAAGTGCCTAGTTATCTAGCCCTATCAGAATTACAACGCAGAAAAGAAATGCGTGAAAAATATCAAGCGGCTCAACCAGATAAAACAACGGTAGCTGAAGATTTAGCAGCGCCACAATCACAACCACAAGGTATTGCAGCAATACAACAACCTGCACAAGCTCCCGTAGCAGAACCAGGTGTAGCTGGTCTTCCTGTGCCTGACCAAATGTTTAGTGGTAAAGGCATGGCAGCTGGTGGCATCGTAGCGTTTGATGACGGTGGCTACGTTAATCCTGGTTTAATAGGTGGCCCCACACAAGAATCATTACCATGGTACTCTGGTATTAACGAGTTTTTAAATAGAAATTTTGATTGGTCTGCAACAAATAGAGCGGCTAGAGAAAAAGGTATTGGTACTGAAGTAACTAATCCGTTTATTTCTGGTATGCCTAGAACAGACATTATGCAAGAGTATTTAGATATTAGACAAAAAGTAAATACAGGTAAAGGCACTTACCAAGATATTGAACGCATGAAACAAATTGAAGGACAAGGTGTACCTGCAGCTACTACTCCTGGTGGTGGCGGTTATATACCTGGCCAAAAAACTCAAGCCGATATCCAAGCAGACATTGATAAGCAAAGACAATTAGCTAAAGATAAAGAAAAAGCTATTAAAGATATTTATGCTCCCAAAGGTGGTGCTGCTAAAGAAAGCGTTAAGAGCCTAGCTGACTATGCAAAAGAATTTAGAGACGTAGTAGGTGAAGATCCTATGAAAGCTAAACTCATGGAAAGAATGGATAAGATGGACACCGCTGCAGCTGAACAAGCTAGACAAGCGCCTTGGATGGCACTAGCTCAAGCAGGCTTTGGTATGGCAGCAGGTAAATCTCCATTTGCATTACAAAATATTGCGGCAGGCGCGCTAGAAGGTGTTAAATCTTATGGTGATGCTAAAGATAAAATGAATGCGCTAGAAGAAAAACGATTCGCATTAGTAAATGATATGGCTAAAGCACAACGTGCTGAACAGCTTGCGATTGCATCTAAAGGTGCTGATAGTCGTGATGCTCAACTTGCTCGTGAACAACAAGAAAGACTTAACGACAAGAAGATGGCCAACGATATGCAAATTCATTTACTTGACAACATGTATAACTTAAAAGAAAAAGAAATTGCTGCGGCTGCTAAAGATCAACCTGATGCTACAGCAAGAGCTACTAAGATTTGGCCTTTAGTTCCTGAACAACAAGAATACAAAGATAAGATGAAAGCGCTTGTCAATAAATTAGGGGACGAAGCTCCAACACCGGGTACTAAAAATCACAATCTCTATCTTGAAGGTAGAAGAGCTATTGAAAACGAAGTCTATAATAATCTAATTAGAAGACCTGGTATGGGCACCACTGGCGCTACATATAATTATGTGCCAGGCAAAGGAATAATGCCACTCTAAAATGCCAAGCGTAAACGTACCAGGCTTTGGAGTTGTAAACTTTCCGGATAACATGTCCGAACAAGATATCAACGCAGCTATTGAAAATGATATCCCAGCCTTTAGACAAAAAAGAGACCAAGAACTTAGACCTGATTTATCATTCGGTGAAGCTGCTAAGCGCGCTGTTATACGTGGTGGTAAACAAGTAAGCACAGCATTCGGTGATATTATCCCAGCTATTGGTGCAAGTGCATTAGGTTTTGAAGACTATGCTAAACGCCAAATGGAAGAGGCTGCGGCAACGCAAGAAGAAATTCAAAATAGATTTGCTCCTGAAGTCCAATCCTATAAAGAAGTAACCGGTCCTATGTCTGCGTTAAAGTATGGCGTAGAAACTATCGGTGAACAAATTCCTAATTTAGCAACAGCATTAGTACCAGGCGGTGTCGGTGCTATGCTAGGTCGTCGTGCTGCCATAGGTGCGGCTGAAGCTGCAGGACTTGGTACAAAAGAAGCTGCTGAATTATTAGCAAGTCGTCAAGCACTTGGTCAAAACTTAGGTATCTATTTAGGTTCATATTCTCAAAACGCCCCTGAAGTATTTCAAAACATATATGACACCTCTGGTCAATTAGAACCTGCTGCGGCTTTATTATTTAGTTCTATTAGTGCTGGATTAGATTCTGCATTTCCTGCAGCGATCATGAATAAATTAACTAAGCCTGCTAAGATTGGCTTGGTTGAAAAGGTATTAGAAAAGTCTGGCATGGAGCCTAGTTTACTTCGTAAAATTACAGCAGCTATTCCTGAATCTGCAGCGTTAGAAGGTTTAACTGAAGGTGCTCAAGAAGCCATTAGTTTAAAAGCAGAAAACTTTATTAACAAGAACGCTGGGTTATTTAACTCAGAAGGCTGGAATCGCATACTAGAATCTAGTATACGTGGTGCAATAGCTGGTGGTGCATTTGGTACTACTACTGCTATCCCAGAAAGACTAAGTGAAAGAGCTCAAGCACAAGCGCAACCTTTACCAACCCCTGAACCTACACCTGAATCTGATATAGTAGGAATTAAACGAGAACCTGCTGTGCAGGAGACGAGGACACAAGATGGACTTCCAATCACCAGAACTGGAGAAGTTGACACCACAAGAGTTGGAGAAACTCTTCAAGTACCTGGACGATCCACTGAACCAGGACTTCCCGCAGGAACTACAGAAGATATCGGAGCTGGAGCTCCTGGGGTTACAACTGATGTTACAGAACCTACAAGACGAGAAGCGGCACAGCCAAGTGCATTAAATAATGTAGGGAAATCAGGAACTATTTATAATCTTGATACTATACCTGAAGGACGTGTATCTTTCGGAGCATTTAGATCTATTGAAACTTCACCTATTGCACAAGACAAAGAATTATTTAGGCAGCTAAGTGTTCGTGAGTTTGATAATCTATTAATGGATAATGAGCGAAATCAAGTTCGAAGTGCAGATTATTACGAATCGTTTGTAACTGATAATAAAGACTTAGCTTTAGGCCAAGACAAAAATAAAAACGGTATTCAAGTTACATTTAGACCTAATACTTTAAGTGGTCAAGAGAATATTAAGCCTGGTACTGAAGGCGCTTTAGGAGAAATAGTAGGACGAGAATTTAAAACAAACGCTATAGCTCCAAGAGCTATTCAATCATTTACCCTGCCTAAAAATGAACTTAAAAATATAGATGGAATTTTACAAAGAAAAATTAAAGAGCATTTTGATGCAGTTAAAAATGAAGATGGGTCATACACATTTAATCGCAGAATAGAAGCAGCACCTAAAACTGAAATACAAGAAGCTAGACAACCCACTCCACAAGAAATAACAACTGCTGAACCTACCGCACAAATACCAACCACGCAAGAAACCGCGCAGACTATTACTGATACTTTGAAAAAAGAATTTGGTAATAACATATTAACTGCTCAGAAACGTGGTTTATTAAACATCGTTGACTCAGTAGACCAATTACCTGCTGAAATACAATCTAGTATCCAACCGAACGCAGTTGGTGCTTACTCAAAAGGCAAGTCTTATATTATAGCTAACCGCATGACTGCGGAGAATGCTAGACGTACCTTGTTACACGAAGTTGGAGAACATCATGGGCTCGAAGGTATGCTTGGTAAATCCATGTATAAACAAGTGCTACGCCAAGTTAACCAATTAAACAAAATGGACCCGGTTGTAACAGAGGCTCACGATCATGTGACTAATTTATATCCTGAATTAAAACCTGGTTCAGAAGCTTATTTAAGAGAAGTGCTTGCACGAATTGGTGAAACCTCGCCTGAGAATAGCATTTGGCGTCGAGTGGTGGGTGCTGTAAAGAATTTCTTAATTAAGATGGGTCTATACAACCCTAACAAATTTACTACTGCAGATCTACAAGATATGATTCTGCATTCCTTGCGTACTTCGTTAAAAGGGGCTGCGCCAGCAGCGGGAGCCGTAGGTGTGCCTGCAGTTCAAATGGCTAAAGCTGGTCCTACTACTACAGTTGATCCACAAAATTCTAAAGGAGTTCTGGACTCTGTAGGTAATACAATTAAGAGCACACCAATATATAACTCTCGATTGGCACAAGATGTAAGAAATGTTTATTCTACAATCCCAGATAAACTTAGAGCGATAGGTCTTTCATTCTTATCATTACCTCAACAAGCAGATTTATTTGGTAGAGAACTCCCTGCGTTAAATGATCTATTAGATATTATTAATAAACGTGCGGGTGCATTACAACAATATAGACAAATTGTAGATGACAAAGTATTTAAAGGTTTTAACCTTCTTAAAAACTATCCTAAGCCTGTAGTAGATAAGTTTAATGATGTTGCACATAAATTAACAGCACTTCGTATCGATCCTAGAAAAGGCAAAGATGAACAAGAAAACTGGAATGATCAGTTAATAGCGGCATGGAATAATTTAGATAAGCCTTTACGTGATCTAGCGTATGAGTATTCAGATGCTTTCGGCAAATCTAGAGAGACTATGATTAAACAAGTAGAACTCTTTGCAGGTAAATCTATTGCGGATCAATTAAGAGCAAGGTTTGAACAAGAAAAGATTTCATTTTACTTACCATTAAGACGTAAAGGTAACTATAGATTAGCTTATTTTGATAAAGATGGTGAGCGCGTTGTAGTTCATAAAGAAACTCCAGCTGAACTTGCTATCGCAGTTAAAGAAGCACAGAAAGCTGAAGGCCAAGATATAACAACTAGCCTGCTTACAAGAGAATTAAACTATAAAGATACACCTCCATTAGGCTTCGTAAAAGGCATTATTGATTTATTAGATCAAAATATAGATGCAGATATTAATGATCCTGACTCTGTAGCAGCTAAAGAAAGTTTAATTAATGAAGTCTATAAGACTTACTTAGATACATTCCCTGATGAATCCTTACGTCAACAAATGCGTACTCGTCAAGGTATTGAGGGTTACATTAAAGATGTTGTAGGTGGATATGCAGACGTAGGTTCTAAATTAGCACATCAAGTTTCTAATCTTGAATACAAACCATTATTAGATAAAGCTATGGCAGACGTTAAAAAGAACGAAGCTGATTTTAGATTAACTCATCCAGACTTAAAAGATAATATTCCTGTAACTCAAGTTGTTCAAAACTTAATTGATCAAAGAAAATTCCTTGACAACCCTGTAGCTGACAGTATCTCTTCAAGAGCTAGCTGGTTTAGTTATATGTGGCATATTGCAGGCAACGTATCTTCTGCTGTAGTCAACTTAACTCAAGTTCCTATGGTAGTACTTCCTATGCTCGGCGGTAAATATGGCTGGAGTAAAGCAAGTGCTATGTTAAAAGAAGCGTACTCACAATATACCAAAGGTGGGTTAGATGTTAACCGTAAGTTCTTACCTGATTTTACTTTCGGTGCTAATTTAAAACCTGGTGATAAATACTATAACTTGTACCATAACGCTGTAAGTCGTTCTGCTATTCGTCGTAGTGTGGGCTATGAACTTACAGAAATGAGACGTAGAACTACTGAAGAATTTACAGGTACTAGAGCTAAAGTCGAAACTGGCCTAGGTTGGATATTCCAAAACTCTGAAAGAATGAATAGAGAAGTCACGCTAATCGCTGCATTTAACTTAGCTAAAGAAAGTGGTTTATCCGAACAAGCTGCAATTGACGAAGCTATTGACATGACCACTCGTACGCACTCTCATGCATTATCAGAAGCTGGTCCACGTATGTTCCAAAACGGTCTTGGCAAGGTTGCATTTACGTTTAAGTCTTTTGCTCAAGCACAGATTTATAACATGGCTCGCTTATTCTATCTAGCATTTAAAGGTGAAAAACCTGAAGTACGCAAACTTGCACAAAAACAATTGACTGGTATTTTAGGCATGACCTACGCATTCTCTGGACTTCAAGGCTTACCAACTTACGGCGCGGCTAATATGTTTGCGTCTACGGTTGCAGCTATGTTTGGTGATGACGATGAGCCATTTGACTTTGATGAAGCGGTTCGAACCGCGGTTGGTGATATCGGCTACAAAGGTCCACTCAATGCGTTAACGAATATCGATATAGCATCGAGAACAGGTTTCAATGGTATGGTATGGCACGATGACCCAAGACGTTTAGCAGAGGTTGGTTTTGCTCCATACTTTATAGAACACTTCTTTGGCCCATCTTATCAAGCTTTATTTGTGAATCCAGGCCGAGCAATTACACTTATGAAAGAAGGACAAGTATACAGAGGTCTTGAAACTGTTACTCCATCTTTTGTACGTAATCCTATGAAAGCTTTCCGCTTCGCTACTGAAGGTGCTACAACAACTAACGGCGCACCTATCGTTGACGATGTAAGTGCATATAGTGCATTCATGCAAATCTTCGGATTCACTAATGCTGAGTTATCAGAAGCTTATGCAAGAGCTGGATCTATGAAGAAAGCAGAACAAAAAATTACTGCAAGACGTACAGCGTTATTAGATCTACACTTTTTGGCTAAGTCTAATGGTGACGATGACATGTTAGCTGAAATTAAAGATAAGATTGCAGGGTACAATGAGTCATACCCAAGTAACAAAATCTCTCCCGATACTTTAGCTAGATCCTATCGTGGTCATATGGAACGAATTAAAAACTCTGTTGACGGCGTATATCTCAATAAAAAACTTAAAAATCAAATCATCGAAGAATACGGCGACTAGTTATTTTATTCGCCAAGCCCTGACGCCTAGGCAACCATCTTTCTGGGTGACAAAAGCTTTTGCTACCATCCCTGCACGTTTAGCACCGGATTCTATTGCATAAATAATAGGTGAAGGCTTTAAGGTGGGGACAAAGAAACTATCCCCAACACTCATAGCTTCAAACGGAAATATCCATTCAGGCTCTTTATCTAGACTCACTATCTAATCCTTTTAATAAAGCTTCAGGAAGCGATGCTAGATTAACTTTGTATACACTTGTAGCTGCCTTACCAAAGTCTTTCCAACCTGCGTTCATACGCTTTTTAACATCTTTACCTGCATCTATTTGAATACCAGACTCTTTCATTTGGAATAAGAATTCCTTACGACTGACTGACATTTCACCTAGATATTTATCAAACTCTGTCTTAGATATCCACATCATATGTTCATCGTTTTCTACTCGGATGACAAAAGCAGTCCGAGGTTCCATGGTAATCTTATTATCTTTAAATGCTAAGATGCCAGTTTGGTTCTTATTAATATAATCTGATAGTACTGATTCATAATCAACTGCGTTGACTTTAACTACATTGTCCTTAATAGCAATCATTTCAGTTACAATCTTTTTATAAATTCTATCTAAGTTAAACTCTGTAATACCGTTAGCATTAGTAATCTCACCTGCAACCATAGATGCAGCCACTAAGTTTTGATAGAATCGATATGCCGTATCATCGCCAAAGTCTTTAGCAAACTTAGCACACCACTTATCTATCATCTTACCTATCTCTAATTCACCTACTTTATAAAGAGCCTTGATAAACTCTGGTCCTGCCCATCCATGATTGAATCTAAATGAATCAAATATCTCACGACCAAGGGTTGCATCGTCTCTAAATACATCAGGTTTTCTTACTGATAATTCAATAAGTCTAGCTACTTCACCGTTAGGATCTTTCTTTAGTGTTGTTAACTTGTCATATAAAGAATGATTTGATGTAAAGATTGCAATCAATGAAGCTGACATCTCGTGCTCACGTTCTGCATTTACAGAGGCTTGCATTCTGATCTTAGATTTACCCTGTGAAATCTTATGAATCAATTGAGATAAAGTTTTAGGTAATATATTACCCACCTCATCGAGGCCAAATGGAATATTATGTAGACCTAAGTATCTACCTGTCATACCATTTTCTGTTGCGTCTAACACAGATAGATCTTTTGGATTACCCCATACACTTAGTGCTGAATATAAAGCACCTGTTTTAGCTGCACCTGATTCACCTGTTAAAGATATTGTTACACCTGATGTTGATGTGTATTCCATCAAAGCGGAACCAAACCCTGCTAACATTGTAAATGCATGTAGTTCTAAACTTGGTAAATTAAGTTTATTAGCAGCTAGTTTCCAATCTTCGTATTTACCTGCTGGGGCTAAGTGTTTAGCTATGCCTCGGCATAATGGTGAAGTGGGAGATGATACTTCTTTAAAGTCTCTTGTATATTCTGTACTACCAATCACAAACGATTCTCTGTTTGGTGTCCAACCCATTTGCATTCGCATAATTTCTGCGGGGGATTTATTCATTAAGTATTGTCCCCATTTAATAATATAGTTCATAAGATATCCTACCTCCTTATTTCCGGGGTTAAATAAAACGCCATTACTTGCAATGACTTCCTTAAACTTCTCGATTGCATACACATGCTTAATAGGTAACAAGAACTCTCGTTCAGGGTCATTCGGTAGCATGGCTTTCATGAGCAGACATTCTCCATCTGCAACACTAAAGATTCGTTTTACTGGGTAGATATCATATAGTGAAACTATGATAGGATCTTTGGGGATCGGTACTCCATTTTCATCGTATTCATGCGGGGGTAAATAATAGATACCTCCGTTTTTACCGTAGACAAAAGGTTGTAATTCTTGTGGTAACCCATTGAGCTTAGTTGTAATCTTTGTAGCTTGGTTAATTACTTCTGTTTTAGTTTCTAGTACCGTCTCGCTGACAGGTTGTGATAATTGTAGTTCTTTACCTATCGCTAACGGGTTAGTAATTTTGCCTCTAAACGGACATCCTTCGCAACCGCCCGGATTGACATTGTTGAATGTATCGCAAGAGTGTGGTTTATCTTGTGTAGCTTGGGCTTTCCTTATTGTCGCTTCTCGGTTATAACCTGGATGTTCTTCTGACATCATGTGGATCGCTGTATCACGATCAGAACAATGTTGTGCGATAGATAACCCAGAATACCAAAGAGGCTCAGGTAAAGTCTTTGCATTCTCTAGAATAAACTTGATTTGGTTACAGCCGGTACCTTGTAAAGACTTAATAGCAATATCAGAAAACTTAGATTGGAAATTATCCAACTTCATCATTTTTCGTTGATCTTCACTAAGTCCTGTCTTAGGTAGCGCTGCAATTAATTCGTCATGAGATTGTGACACCTCGCCTAAAAAGTTTTTAAACTGGTCAAATGAGTATACAGGGATATCACTACCCAATAACTTAGTAGGACTTGGTGGATCAGTCTTTTGATTAAATGTATCTGGGCAACGGAGAATCCTAGCAAGATCTGCTGTTACTACAGGATCTATGTTAAGACCGTGTGTCAAGCAAAAGTTTTTAAACTTCTCTGCATAAGGTTTCCACTCAGTTGCAGGCACATCTTTATCAAATAACCAGTACGCGTGAACGCCACCACCTGAATCTATTCTAACTGGAGGTGGTAATTCGTTATCTAAAATAAATTTATCAATAGCATCAAGGGCGTCTTCTTTAGACTCGTATCCTTTGCCTTCGCCAACATCTAAATCTACAAAGAAAGATTTAACTGCTTTAGCTTCCTCTGCCTTACGACTATAACCATTAAATGAACTAAGTGCTACAAAGATATTAGTCTTCGTATTCTTCTTAGATTCAACAAATGATTCTAACTCATCTATGTTTTCTACGAATTTGTGCTTAGTGATCTTAGCTATCGGATCGATAGTAGCTACACAATATACGCCTGTAGATGGCAATGCTTTCTTATAAAATTCTTTAATCATATGCAGTGACTTTCTATTTTTTTAGTCAACAGTACTCCTCCGCAATAAATTGCGTTTTTTCAAATACCACGGAGGAATCTCTATTCTACTACGTTTTTATATCTTGTCGATAACTTTAGATTGAATAAAGTCTTTAGCATCGGTCGACGTTACAGCAGGTAAGATACCCTTGTCAATACCTTTGTTTACCAACTCTATAAATTTAGTTATCCTTTCATAATTTTTTTCTCTTACGTATTGACCCCTAAACCAACTATGTATAGACATTCTTGATACATTGAAGGCCTCCGCTACGTAGGTGGTAGGTAGATTCGCTTTTACACAAATCTTACCTAGTTGTACACCTATTCTTGTAGGGTCAGCTTTTTGTAAGTTAATTAAGAATTGTTCACTATAAGGACGTGCCATATTAACTCCTTATGATTTAGCAGACCATTTGTTGATGATACTACTTACATCAGCTTTAGGTGCCTGCGGTTGTTGAACAGATGATTCTCTTAATACAGGTTCAGTTACGTCAGCTTGTGGTGCAGCTTGTGTAGGTGCCGGTTGCGCTGGCGCTACGTTAGGAACCACTGGTGTAGCTAACATATCTTCTTCTTCCTTCTCTTGATAGATAGAAAGCTTCACATAGTTTTGCGCTTCTTCTGAATTAGCTAATTCATTTAGTGCTGGAATTAGATCTAACGGCACAGGTGCGCTTGGTGCAAATAATAACTTCTGGTATGTAGCAGCTGGGTCAAAATACATCTTAGTTACCGCAGCGTTGTTGTTAATACCACTTGCAGCTAGGTATCTAATATACGTTTGGAACGGACGACCACCATTAACTTCATCACCAAAACATGACTTAGGTGAGAGAATTAATTGAATAAGTTCTTTAGGTTTATTAGGTGTAACTACTGCGGTTCTCCATGTAAGCTTACATTGTTGTGCAGCACCTTTGATACTGTGTGGACATTGGTTACATGCCGGAGCTTGTTTGTTCTTGACATCAGCATCAGGTGTTCTAGCATCACTTGCCCAGCAAATAATCTTAGCTTTTTTACCAGGAGTATAAGTACTATCATATAAAGTTCGGCACGGTGTATGCGCCATCTTTACAAAGATAATGTCCATTTCACCATTCACTGGCGATGATGCTACCTCGTTACCATTCACAAGCATAGTGAACTTACGACCTTCTGTTGAAATCTTTCTACTATTAGCCCGACCTGCAACTGCCAATGTATCTTGATTAAGACCATTAGGTGAGGCTAATGAATTTTGTTGCAACTGACTAATTAAATCCATACTCATATACTTCTCCTTATTTACTTGTTGGTTTTCTTACAACTACACTAAATTCTCTTACCGAATTGATACCTGGTGGTAAACCTTCACCTTCATGGTTTGCCATATGCTCTGCAAAATTAGTATTGTGAATACGTTGTTGCAGTAACTCTAAAGCGCCGTGCTCTAAAATATATTGTTTAAACTCATCCCAATTAATACATGAGAATTGTTCTTTGACTGTTCTAGTAATCGTGCCATTATTAGTACGAACACTTTCTACATTCATTGCATTACATTCAGCTAACATGGCTTGTTCTAACTGAGTTAGTTCATCTGATAACTCACCATCTTTTGTTTTGTATTGTCTGTACAAGTTTTCTCTAGCTGTTCTAATGCTAATAAAAGCTTTTACCATTTCGTCTAGCTTTGGACTTTCATGTACTTGTTGTTCTAATTCTTCACTCATGTGCCTAACTCCTCTCGATATAAATCAACTAATTTTGTATGTAAATCTACTTTGCCTTGTAACATGGCATACATTTTCCTTTCTACTTCTGATCCTTGTAAATGTACTACGGTCATTTTGTTTACCTGACCTACACGATCCATACGTGCGATACATTGTAAGTACGTTTCAACTGACATCACTGGAGACCAAAATACAACTGTGTTAGCCGCGGTCAAAGTTACACCATGAGACGCGGATTGTGGCTGAATAACTAATACTCTAGGCTCTTCCATTGTTTGGAATCGATTAATAATATTAGCACGTTGTGTTGCTGATACATCACCCTGAATGATTTCATTAGTAATACCTTTATCTTCTAGATGACGAGCCACTAATTCAATGGTATGTCTATATGGAACAAAGATAATTACTTTATGTTCTGTTTCTTCAATAACTTCCATCAATGCATTAAGACGTGGTTGAACATCAAACTCTAATACTTCTTTTGAGTCTGTATACACAGCGCCACCTGATATTTGTAAAAGTTTATTTAATCCAGCTGCAGCATTGACTGCACTAATCTGTGCACCAGCAGCTTCAATCATCATCTGATCTTTTAACATCTTGTAATACTTTTGAACTTGTGGCGTAAGAGGTACTTCTCGTGTTGTATAAAGTACATCTGGTAAATCTAAACAATCTGCTTTAGCAAAACGAATAGCTGGTTGTAGCGCTTTAAATACTTCATTCTTAGCATTAGGTTTAGGCACCCATTTAAATCTTGTGACTTGATACATCACCTTGTCACGCCATGCCATAGAAAATTTAGGCACGTTCTGTGGACAAACAAGTCTAGCCAATCCATATGCATCAACAGGTGATTGAGACGCAGGTGTACCTGTCATCATCCATAATCTTGTTTCAGGTTTAAGTAATTTAGCTAGGGTCTTCCAACGCGTAGTGGATGGACTCTTGTATGCGTTAGCCTCGTCAATAACTATAAGATCAAAACCACCTTTCATAATATCGTCTTTAACAATAGCAACGCCATCGTAATTAATAATGACAAATTCGTATGGACCTTGTATAACTTTTTGTCTTTTAGCTGCAGGACCATGTGCTACTGAAACAGATCTATGCATAGCCGTATTTAAAATATCAGCTTGCCATGCAGAATACATAATAGATAAAGGACATATGACAAGAACTCTTTTAATAATTTTTTGCGTCATTAAATAATCAGCAGCCCAAATGACAGAAGAAGTTTTACCTGTACCTGCTTCGTTAAAACAGAATGCACGATGATTAATACTTAAGAATTCCGCGGTTACACGTTGGTGATCAAAAGGTTTATAAAGACCTGGATAGTTATAATCGCGTTTGATTGGTGAAGGTAAATTGTTTCGGAAAGAAACAATCTGGTTGAGCCTAGTCATCTCTGGAACATCCCAGTATATAACCATCTCAGCAAGGTTACCATTGCGTTCTACAACTTCAGACTTAGCAATGTTGTCTGTAATATGCGGAACAATGTGTTCCGGTACTATAATTTTTAATGCGGTGTTTTGTATGATTTCCATTCTAGTATATTAACACAACTAGATATGGTGTCAAGTATTAATTTACTATTTCTTAGTAACTTTTTTTCGTTCTCTTTTACTTGCTTCGGACACTAAATTGTGTTTGGAATCTCTTTTAAATGATCGGTTCTTTTTTGCAGCTTGAATAAAATATCCATCTTTATTTGAACCGCCCTTGTCAAGAGCTTTTTTGTGAGATACATCTTTACCTTCTCTAATTTCTGCTGTATGGTCTTTGTCTTTAGGACTGTCAAAATACTTCTTATCAATTGCACGACGTGCACGTTGACGCTCCATCCGTTTCTTATGTTCTAACGGAGAGTCTTTATAGATAGGTCTGGGTTTATTAACAAAAGGCATAACGCTATTATATCACCCTTGGTTAAAGTCACAAGACTTAACAGGACAATATCTACATAGCGGAGTATAGTTAGGTGGCCAACTGTTTGTTTCATAAGAGTTATTTAATCTTTCAAGGGGCCCCTTAAACTTTTCCCAAGACTTGTCAATATCTTTTCTATCATACTCTTCAGTCACAAAGGTATTGTGCATGACAAATAATAAACCTGCTTTAATCTTGTTGACTTGAGGAAAATGTGCAAATGTCATGAGAGACATAAGTCTTAATTGTTTAGGGTCGGGATACTTATTACTGCCTGTTTTATAATCCACAATAAAAGCATAATCACCATCAACAATAAGTAAGTCAACGATACCACGGACCCAACGTTTAGGATCACTAAAATCACATACGGTTTTATCTTCATACAAAGCCATTTCATACTCTGCATACTTTGTACCAGGAATTGCGATAAGACTATCTGCTGCAGCTTTAAATCTAAGGTAATTGGTGGCAAGTTCTTTACCGTCTTTAACGTAGTCTTCCAAAGCTTTATGAACTTCTGTTCCATATTTCATTTGTTCCGAAGGAATGATTTCATAATTCTGTGCAACTTTAATTTCGTAGTACTGCTTAGGACAATTTTGATATTGTTTAAGCGACGAGAAAGACCATGTAAAGTCAGCCATTAGTCTTCTTTCTTTTGGACTTCGCCTGTTGATTTATTTAATTCGTATTCAGTATCTTCAGGTTTTTTCTTGCGAAATATCAAATCAAAGTTCTTTTCAAACATATCTGAACTTGGTTTACTATGAATGAAGTCTCCTGTGATGTCATTCCTTGCAGTTTTTTTCATACCATTTCCCCACTAATATAATTATATAAATAGCCCACCAAAACCAATGAGCATCGAATCTATATAAACTAAATGCCACAAGTAATTCTAACATTAATTCTTCTTTTTCTTATCAAAATATACATCCGAATGTTCGCCATTAAATCTTACATAGTGTAAAAATACTTGAGCATATTCGTTACCTTCAAATTTTTCACGCCAATGTTCTGAAATCATACCAAGATATACAACAGCTTGGCCAGGTTCTAAATCATAAGATACTGTTTCACCATCAGGTTTAGTAAACCAAATTGGCCACTTAGAACCGTCACTACCTAGATGTAATGTCACACTTACTTCACAAGCGGGGCGGTCTTTATGTTTCTTTAACTCGTCACCATTAGCATATATCCTTGCATAAGAATAAGTGGGCAACATTAATTCTTGCATAAGCTCATTCATAATAGGAAGTCTTGCTAGTAATAAATGAATAAACCATTTGTAGTCATACATAGCTAATGATAAAGGGCATTGGGGATCTTTAGAAAATAACTCTGGTGTTTCTACTGATGCCTTTTTAAATTGTTCATAAAAGAATTTAGCTTCGTCAGGGGATATAAAGTTATTAACTATTAAATAATTATTTTCTAAAAGTTGTTCTCTTGGGGTCTTTTGAACTTCTTCTACTAATTTTTCTTCTGCCATAATACTCTCCTATTTAAAATACGGTCCGACTAACCATGTTACTACTGAATATCTAAATCCTTTTGTTATAGGTTCTACGCCATGAAGCATAAATGATGGAAACACAATGATGTCACCTTTTTCTTGAGGTGGGTATATCCTATCATGTCCGTTTTGAATATAAAATTTACCACCTTCAAAATCATCATTAAGAACTACTATACAAGTAATTTTTCTTGTTTCGTCTGACACAACATGAAAAGTGTCTACATGAGATTCATACTTACCATCCACGTCATACATTAAAAACTCAGCTTGATTAGAATGCGTGATATGGTATTTCCAATATTGATGATTTACATTTAAACCTACTGTAGTTAGAGTAGCACCAATACCTGCATGTAAAGGTAAAGGCAACCTCATTACATTTCTTATGTTTAAATTAATATTCTTTTCAGGGTCACGACCTTGTCCAATAAATGGAAGTTCTTTTTCTACTTCAGGTTTAGAATATTCTTCTATTAATCTTTTACAAAATCCTTCTGACACAGCTTTCTGCATGACATAACATACATCTAATTCACCTTGAGGTAGCTGTTGATATTCTACTTGTGTATTATCTTCCATTTTATTTTCCTACGTAAGTTTTTAATATCCAATTCGCAAATTTAATAAGTTCTTCCGGTGTTGCATTGTTTTTCATTGTATTAGCTTTATTACTAATCACCATTATATTTCCTTTTATGTAGCCTTTTGTATTATCTATCCTGTCTAAAGAAGGCGAATTTACTTTTGTGCTTGTATTTTTATTTCTTATAATTTCAATATCTAATATCGGACACCTTGAGGGAATAATTATATCTGACACACCTATATTAAATTCAAATTGTTTTTGTTTAGCTCGTTGCTTAGCTCGAAATAATATAGTTTTCTCGTGATTCTTCTCTCTCCATCTAATTAATTTGGCTATAAATTTGTCTTTATTATTAACATAATATTTTTGGTTATAAGATTTTACTTTTTCCGGATTGTTTAATTTCCATAGTTTTTCTAATTCTGCTTTTTTATTAGCAGTCTCCATAACTTGCTCCATGATTAGCTTCACACGCTACGGGTAGTCCGGTTGCCCACATAGGAGGAGAGGACATAGTGGTTGTTATGAAGGAGAGAGCTTCATCCACTTCTGTCTCAGGAACAACGCAGACTACCGCATCGTGAACAGTAAGCACAGGTCGATACCTCTTATTAATTTCTATCATCTGTTCGCCGACAATAATACGAGCTAGTGCTTGTACCACATTTTCGACTACAGATCCGCCCCAAATAGATATCATGCCTCGCCTTGACTTATATACAAATTTAGATTTAGCTTCTGATACATCCCATGTAAGACCGGGATAGTATATGTATAATCCGTTTGGCAATCTTATGCCTTTTGGTGTCACAAGTAAAGCATTATGTGCATCCAAATAATAAGGCTTTTTATCTTTAGGCCAGTTAGCCATGTCCTGTAAGGCTTCATCGCATGTTTTCCATAAATCAATGACTTTATTATTTACTTCACGATATACACCTACAAGACGCTTACATTCTTGCTCATCCATAGTAACACCGGCTGATATCTTTAATGTCTGTTGTAGTTTTGCTGATCCTGTACCATATCCTAATCCTAGAATACAAGTCTTGCCTACGGCACGTTCAGTCTTATCTGTTTTAGTAATTGTACGGTTATAAACTTTAGATGCAAACTCTGAATAAACATCGCGACCTTCTTCATACCATCTCACGATATCGTTTTGTCCGGCCAACCAAACTAAAACTCTAGCCTCGATCTGAGATGAGTCGCAGTTAATGACTTGATGTCCTTCAGGCGCTATGACTGCGTTCTTCAACGCTTTCTTTTTCTTATCCCGTGCGGGTAAGTTTTGGAAGTTAACCTTATCTGATCCTGCCCATCGACCCGTATGAGCACCGTAATATTTAAGTGGGATAGGTAGTTTACCTTTGTTTCGTGCACCAATACTTAAAAATCTTTCAATTCGCGATTCTTCTATAGTTGATTTAGTGCCCAACCTAACGCGGCAAAGTTCTTGTATGTAAGGGTCTTCGTGTTCACATAGGTCTAAGAATCCTTGGTCGCCCTTGGCTAAAGCAAACGTATCTTTGCCCGTCGCGGGACTTACCTTGAGTGGCACAGTAACACCTAGTTCTTGAAGAATCTCAGCAAATTGCTTGTTACT